GCCGAGCTTTCCGGGCCGTATTTGCCCAACCGCAGCGGCTGGCCGTAGTTGGACACGAAGGCCGCCCAGTCGCGCAGCGTGAAGGCCTTGAACATCCAGGCCCAGCACGCCACGCGCGCCAGGCCGGAGCGCATCAGCAGGCCGGATTTCGCCTTGTGCCGGTGCACCAGGAACTTGTGCGGCAGCAGCGGCGCCAGCGTCGCGGCCTCCCGCAGCATGATGGTGTCGCCGATTTCCACCGGATCGCGGCTCGGCGCTTCGCCCTCGGCCGGCGCCTCGAAGCCATTGGCCACATCGAACCAGCGCTGCGGGCGATAGACCAGGCGTGCCGGGCGCATGCCGGCAGGCCCCGTCTCCCACACGATCTCGTGGACCGAGAAGCCCTTGCCCACGCCGTCCAGGATGTCGAACAGCGCATCCTGCAACACCTCGCTCTCGACCCAGGCGCGGATGAATTCGGCATGCTCGATGGCGGCCTCATCAGATCCCGCTTCCATGACCGTGATGGGTAGCTGCGTGACGGCGCGCTTTCGCGTGGCCAGCACGCCGGCATAGTGCAGGTCGCGCTCCTCCAGCTCCTCGGCCAGTTCCAGGTAGCGCATGGCGTTGCCCTGGGCGGCATCGCGCAGGATGCCCGCCAGGCGGGCTGGCGTGATGCCATCGGCCGGGTGCCCGGCCCAGGCGGTGCGAACGCCCGCGAGAGAGGGGGTCACCTCCTCCTCGCGCAGGCGGCGGATATCGGCGGCCGGGATCGGGCGGCCGAACTGGTCCAGGATCGTCATGCCACCCACCTTGTGCGGCGCGGCCGCCCTTCGTTCATCTCATCAGCCAGTTCCTCGTCGCGCGCCGTCATGCCGCGATCGCGCCTGGGCGGGGCAGCCTGATACTCGTACAGGTCAGGCTCGCTGCGCGCCGCGAACAGTGCCAGCACCGCCGCCACGAAGGCATCGCCATGCCGGGCGCCGCGCTCGGTCCGCACCCGCTCCACCACGCGCGCCACGCCGCGCACCAGCTTCACCAGGCGGAAGTCATCGGCGATGCCGCGGTCGCGCGGGATGGTGATGGTCGCGTCCTCGAAGGCGCTCTTCAGCGGCGGCGTGTGCTCGCGATACCAGGGTTCGGTCAGCATCACCTGCGCCACCAGGCTGCCGTATCGGTCAGCCGCGGCCTCGGCGTGCGACATGCCGTTGCCGGTGGCATCCAGCGCGATGCCGCGCTTGAGCGGCAGGCGGTCGCACACGAAGAACAGCACCTGCTGCTGCTGGCTGAAAGGCATGTTCGCCAGCTCGATCACGAAGGGCGTGCGCCGCACCAAGTCGCCGCCGATCGCCAGCGGCCACAGCACAGACAGATCACCCTTGCGCGCGAAATCCTGGCCCAGCGCATGCGGCGTGCGCGCATCCAGCGCGTGCAGCAGGGGGGCGATGTGCTGGTCCAGCCAGTCCTGCACCTCGGCCGCGCGCAGATCCTCGCGCCAGGTGGCGAAGCCTTCCGGCGCCGACCAGCGCAGCACCGGGATGGCCGGGTCCTGGCGCGCCTCGATCAATGGCAGCGGCAACCAGGTGCCGGAGGTGGGCGAGGGCACCGCGAACAATTCCTCATCGGCGCCGTCGCCATATTCGGCGATGAGTTCGGCACGCCACGTCGCCTCGGCCTCGACCGACCAGGCAATGCCACGCTGCTGGCAGATGCGGCGATACAGGCCATCGGCCAGCGCATCATCCAGCGTGCAGCGCAGCAGGGCATAGGGCTTCTTGCCGGCGCGGATTTCGGTGACCAGCTCGTTGAAGGGATTGGTCTCGCCATTGTGGGTGCTGACGATCAGCACCTTGCCGCCCCAGATCAGCAGCGCGAGCGCGGCCTTCAGCACCTCCCGCAATTCATCCATGAAGGCGGCTTCGTCCAGGATGACGAAGCCCTGCTTGCCGCGCAGCGCGCGCGGCACGCTGGGCAGTGCCACCACCTCGAAGCCGGAAGCAAACCGCACCCGGAAGGCGCCGATGTCCTGTTCGGGGCGGCCAGGGTCGCGCCAGACGAATTCCTCGACGGCGCTGGCGGCCAGCTGGAAGGCCCGCGCCCATTCGGCGACATAGCCGATGAACTCGCGCGTCATCTCCTTCTCATAGCCCATGTAGAGCACATCCTGCCCGCCGGCCTGGCGCTGGCTGGATGCGATGAGCGTGGCGATGGCACTGGCAGCCCAGGAGTAGCCGGTGCGGCGGGACTTTTCGACAACGGTCACGCGGTTGGCCAGCACGGCCGCGAGCAGGCGCTGCTGGTAGGGCAGGAAGACGGTGCCAAGCGCGCTCGGCGCCAGCGCGGCCGGCGTGCCGGGGGCCAGGCCGAGTGCGGAGAGGTCCGCCGGGAGCGACGACGCCGCGCGAGGCGAGGAACGCGCCGTCATGTGCCGGCGCTGCCGGCGGGGTCTGCGCCTCGCGCGGCGTCACGCGGCTCGCGTGCCTGCGGCCCTGCCGCCAAAACTCCGCTGCCGGCGGGGGCCACACCAAGGATCGTACCGATGATGGTGTCGCGCAGCTGCGCGGTCATGCCGGGCGCCGTCTTGGTCACCGCCTCCACCCGCTCCACCGCTTCCCGCCGCGCGCGTTCGGCGGCCCGCTTCTCGATGCCGGCGACGAATTCCTGGTTGTGCCTGCTGGCCTTGGTCAGGCGCTCCAGCGCCTCGGCGAACAGCTTGGCTCCCATCGGGTTCGCCAAAGCCTTGCGGGCGGCCTCCGTTGCGGGATCGTCAGCATCGCCATCCGCCGCGGCCATCGCATCCGAGATGAAGCTGTGCAGCACTTCGATATTGATGCGCGCCACCTGGTCACCGGGCTTGTCCGCCATCGACCGCGCCAGCCCCTCGGCCATGGCCCGGCTGCGCCGCAAGCGCTCCCCCATCTTGTCCAGTTGCTGCAGGTGGCGGCCAAGCGCGGAGCGGCTGATCGGCGCGTCCATCGCCTTCAGGTGGGCCAGGATTTCATCGGTGGTGTGACCGCCATCACGCAGGCGGCCAATGGCCTCCCGCAGCTCTTTCGGCAGACGCGAGACGGAGGAGGGGCGCGCCATCGGCCGCGCCTATAGCGGCGGCGCGATGCCGGGGTGCGTGGCGCCGCGCGCCACATCCCGGCCGGCACGCGTCGCGGTTGCCACCCACAGCCCCTCGGGCGCGGCGGCCGCGGCGGGCAACACCTCCACCGTGACCAGCCCTTGCCGCTCGAGCCAGGCCAGCAGGGTCCGCATGTCATCACGCGTGCAGATGCCCATCCGCACACGGCTGAGTTCACGCACCAGCAGGTCCTCGTTCAGGGCGAAGGCCTCGGCGGCGGCCAGAATGGCCAGCACCGCGCGGCGGCGGTCAGCCAGCAGGGTTTCCGCGAAACTGCCCATCACACCTCTCGCATCAGTTGCTGCACCACCAGCGCCAGCTGACGCTCGATCCGCTCGACGCCCTCCTTCACGCCCACCACCTGCGCGCCGGTCACCGCCACGCCGGTTTCCACGGCGGCCAGGCGGGCCGAAAGCTGATGCAGGTCGCCCTCGGTCGGCGCGGTCCGCATCTGGTGCTCCACCTGTTCCAGGCGCCGGCTCAAATCCGCGATGTCGGCCTTGCTGACGAAGGTGCCGCCCAGCTGCCAGCGCACCCACGCGATGACGATGCCGCCGATGACGCTGCTGGCCGCGACCAGGGCGATGATGTCGCGCAGCGTGGGGTCAGATAGTGGCTGCATCACCGGCGCTCCACATCGGCTGTCGCGGGCACGGCAGGCGGCCGCACGCGGTCACGGATGCGCCGGATCAGCGCCTCGCGCTCGCGCTCCTCACAGTCGGATGCCAGGCCCGCATCGTCAGCCATGGTCATTCCCCTTCACCATCCGCACAGCCGGCGGCCTGTCAGGTTGTGCGCCAGCACCGCGCGCGCCTCCTCCCGCGTCATGGCGTTGATGGTCGGGTCGCTGAAACGCAGCTCCCGCCAGGCGCTGCAATCAACGGGACCAGTCATCGCGCAACCGCTGGCGAGGGTCAGGCTCAGCAGCAGCATGGTGGTCCGCATTCGCTCTCTCCTGCGCGGCATGCGCGCGTTGTTCGGCCTGCTGGCGCGCAGCGCGTTCGGTGGCTGATTGGCGGCCGGCCAGCCATGCCGCGCCCAGGGCCGCGATGGCCGCACCAATCGCGACCACCGGCCCCGACAGGCGCGCCCACAGCCAGGCCCCGGCCGCCGCGAACGACGGTGCTGCACAGACTGCCGAGGTTGCCG